CCACCCACCATGTAGTGTGGTGGATGATTAACTACATCTTTTGGAGTGTCAGACTTAGGTTCTTTTTCGGGTGCGGCTTTCCACATGGTGTTCTCCTTTAATTTTAATCTTGTTGTGGGGGTGGTGCAGTATCTAAGATATCAATGAAATGCCCACGACTTGCATCCAACACAACGCAATACGAAGGCGGTGTAGGTATCTCCGTACCTTTTCCAAGGCGCTTCTTCTCTGCCTTTACATAGATTCCTTTGGCTTTTAAATCTGTTATCAAATCCTTGTAATACAGTTGTCGTTGAGCACACCAATTACGCAGGTCTTCTACGGGTATATAGGTGTGGTTGGTATCCGGTTCGTGGCGGATCTTTAACTCTTTCTGTGGTTCTCGTATAGCAGGTTTAGCCATTCCTAACCGCTTGTCGATACCGTCTTCAATAATCAAAATGTTATTGATATGTCCCCGTATAAAGTCGGCAAGGATCATGTCATGGTCTAGTTTTAGGCTTTCGACATCAGCACGGGAGTACATCACCATGTCAGCCGCCCACTCATATATACGCTTCAAGTTGTAGTCGTGTAACCCTAACTGTTGGGCAACGTGACCACCCGTAAGAATGCTTGCCACTCCCGATGACCAGTACCGTTCCTTCGTAGTGGCGGCAATCTCTTTATCAAATTGAGTCTGAGTCTTCTGCATAAAGTCCAACACAGACGACAGATTTGGTAATAAGTGCCGTATGTAAATTTCCCCTGCCATGCCGTAGTTATCAAACATTAGAGAGAAAGTCTCATCAGCCTGCCCCTTGTCCATCTTGTGGTTGCCAAATACCTTAACTTCAAACACCCGCATCAACTCACCTTCAGGCATCTGCTTGATCTGTTGCATCTTCTCGTAGAAAGATGCGTTACTACTAGATAGCATGATGGTTGCCCATTCAGCAGAATTAAGGCGCTCGGCATTAACCTGAGACTGCATCCGATTACGTGGTCGCCCAAGAGTAATAGCGTAGGCTAGGTCGGAAAAGTCCTCGGGCTTCATGTTCGTAATCTCGTCAATGGTCACGGGTAGGTGTGCCATGACTCCAAAGCGGTGTAGACGAGACAGTTTGGTATCTTCTGCGTGAAGCATTAATTTATCAGGATGCCCGTACACACTGTTGCACATACGTAAAATAGTTGACTTGCCCGTACCGGACTCTTTAGATACGTAGTTAATCAGCAGTCCTTTGTGGTTAGTAAACTTAAATAACGGCGCACCGAAAGCGCATAGAGCACCAAAGGCGTTGGCTTCCATACCTTCTTCAGCATATACGTTAAATACTTTCTTCCATTGATCAAGGTCGCCACGCTTGCGTAACAGGGGTGCAGTATTTCGGGTTACCACAGACGGAGGGCAAAACGTCATAGCGCCCGTGAGGTCAATCTCTCGCTCACCTAATATAAATTTGTCGTCATCATCGCCCCATCCAAATCTGACACTAGCGGTTTCTGACGGTTGAGTCATTTGCATCTCCTTAGTTGATCGGGCTATGTAAGCCATAATTGCATCCATTGGCTTGCCAGACAGAGCCACTACACCTTGTTTTGCCAACGCGTTGCGACAAGCATCTTTAGATAGCGCCTCAGTCAGGGACAATGTAAATTCTCGTACCCCGTCTTTTGGCAAATGTAGCCGCATACTCAATGACTCGCCTTCTTCCCCATCCATAACCCGCTTAACTAAATACAGGTCGTTCTCGTACACCATCGTAGGTTCTTCTTCATCACCAAAGGCTTCTCGGTAGATACCACCGTTCTTGCCCCGGAAGTATGGGAACGGAAGCGACGGTATTTTGAATGTTATTTCTTCTTGAAAAATTTCACTCTTCTGAACAACTTCGTTGTCTCCTTCGGTTGCCCGCGCAATCTCAGCGCCAATCTGAATAGGAGAAGTTATGTTGCCCCGATGGATACACCCTTCACACCCACCACTCCTCAACTTGTCAAAGGTTGCACAGGTGTAAGGTCCTTTTATATGTATTACTTTTTCTTCGGTTGACTCCGGTGTGTACTGTGGATGGTCTTTAGATACTTCATGGATAGCGGTTTCTTCATCGTCACAAAATGTAGCAATAGACAATACGGCACGCCACATAGGCTCATCTAGCGTTGCTTGATTCTCAATGCAATGCTTTATTTGTAAGCATCCTTTATCTTCATCAATCTTTTTCTTGATTGTGGAAAACTTGTTGATGTAGTTGCCCATCAGTGCCTTGGTTATGGCATCCATAGGGCGACGTACTTTGGGTGCAAGAGGTATAACTTCCCCCACCCTAGCAATCAGGTCTTCTAATCGGCGCGGTTTGCCTTCAAGAATAATATCAACGGGTCGTGGTTCGTCAGTCTTATGGTTAAACGTACCGGGGATTCGTAAAATCCTAGCGGCATCAGCCGTAACCGCAGGGTCAGCCTTTAAGTCATGTTGTACACACTTGGCTTTCAATGACTCCGCCACACGACTCCATCTGTCGATAGGCACGGCTTCATCCAAAGGCCAGTACACATGAACCCCACCACCGGAGTTAACAATAGTTGGTTTTGGCATACCCAACTCTTTACAGAACCTACCAAGATCTGCAATTGCATCTTCTCTAGTTTCGTAAGGCTTCCCTGCACCACAATCTAAATCTAACCACAAGGCTTTTACTTGAGTAGCGTTTGTGCGAGTGCGTTCCTTGGGAGTAGCAAATTTTGCCAACCCAAAAAAGATATCCCGATTTTTCGATGCTAAGTCTGCGACTGTCGCTTCTACTTCATCAAGTGTCTCGACAAATATCTGCTCACGCAGTTTGCCTTTGGTCATGCCAACGATAGCGTAATAGCCACCCTCGGCAGTAACAGCCTGTAAGAATTGTCGGTTCATGTCGCGTCACTTAAAAAGATTTTTTACGAAGTTTTTCTATTGCTTCTCTAATCTTGTTTAAGTATCGCTCTTGAGGTTTAGTCTCGTTTAAGAACCAATTGTAAACAGTCTGTCGTGTGACTCCAAAAAACTCCGATACATGGGACACAGGAATTTCACGCTCTGCGCAAATCAACCCGAGTTGTACCCACGGCAACGAAGTGTCTTGTTCCTTTATGCGGTCAACAAGTCTCTTTGTATATCCAATATCCATAGCCGTAAGCGGGGGATCACCCCCCGCACCCTTAAGTTGATTAGTCATCTGCCCACTGTGCAAGCACGTCACTTAGTTCCTGCTTTGCTTCAACTGCAGGTTTCTTTGACTCCCGTTTTGTTGGTTCAGAAGTAGCCACATCTACTTTAGCGGCTTTGACTTCTGCTTTCGGTGCGGGTGCAGATGCTTCTTCGACTTTATCTACTTGAGCCACAGTCATGGTAATTGCTTGTACAGAGGCAGGGGACTTGCTTTGCTTGATTGCGTTATCAAGTTCTTCTTCATTCAACCAACGAATGGCTTTAAAAGTTAACCGTGGAGTAGAAGAATTGATATCAAACTTAGCCTCAGTTACAACGGCGGTAATCGCTGTGCGCTGTGCTTTAAGATATTTGGCATACGCTTGCATAGGCATACGATCACCTTCAGGCTTACCAAAAATAGACTGCGATGGCAGAGTTAGTTGGTATACATCACCGCCAATGTCGTTCTCTAAGACGATAGCAAGTCTTTGTGAGAAACGGCACGCACGCGAATCACCTTGACCCGATCCCTTGATATTTTGTGGACAATCCGCGCAACTCGCCGCTTGTGGATTCTGAGCATTGCTGGCGGGACTAACACCGTCAGCACTCCAGCAGTCGGGGGGAACGTTCTTTCCTTCTTCATATGTACCCTCATAGAATGTACGCGAAACGTGTGGCGCGGCATTTACTACGACTACGTTCATTGCACGGTCTTCGTTGACCGCAATCTGTTGCCCACCATCCATAAGACGAAATACTTTCCCACGAATGGAAATACGCTTGACTCCACCACCACCCGCAAGTGATGCGGTTACGTCGTCAATCTGACGATTACGAATATGGTCGGGAACATTATTGCCGTTGAATAAAGTGATGTCACTCATTTACTTCTCCTCACAGTGATTGAATAAGAATTTACTACGTTCATACCTTTGGGCATTAGCGTTGGGTGTTCTTCTAGCCATGCTTTTAGGTTAGTTTGATTGATGCGCCTATGTAAAATGTCATACAATTTATGCTCATCAATATACTCATGCAACGATTCCCAATCGCTAGTTGAGTATTCGGTTTTAACGGAACGAATAATTGTGCCGTGTTTTGTCTTTATGTTTTTTGCGCCAATCTCTTTGCACTTATCTAGAAAATGATTTGAGATTGTTTCTAATTGAGATTTAATGGCTTCTTCTTTTTCAGCAAACTCCGATTGCAGTTGCCGTAGATGATCGCGTATCTTGACGTATACCTTGACCATCTGCTCAATAGAAGGGTCTTGCGTTGTTTCTACTTCTTTTTCCTCTACTTCGTTACTCATGGTGTGTATCCTTTCTTTTTATTTTCATCAATACTAAAACCTAGATTTGACATTGTCAAGTAGTTAGATCCTGATAAAGTGAAATTATTTGGCTATGGATATCTAGTTTCGATTGAAGCATTCTATAAATGCGTTGCTCTGCGGGAGAACCCTGTAAGTGAATAACCGTAACGGGGTTGTGTTGTCCCTGTCGGTGTGCACGCGAGTTTGCTTGTAGATATGTCTCTAAACTTGTTGTAGGACCGAACCATATGATGGTGCTCGCTGCTGTCAATGTAACACCATGCGACGCCGCTTGTGGTTGTATCACTAAAACTTTTGGAGATGCTTCACTTTGGAACCGCCGAAAGATATCGGTTCGTGCTTTGGCGGACACTTCCCCGTTAATAATTTCGTTGGAGTAGCCTTTGTCGGTTAAAAAGTCTGAAACAATATGAATTGCGTGCTTGAACGGGACAAAAATGAGGACTTTGTCACTGGTCTCGCTTATGACATCATCAAGTTCTGATAAGCGGTTGGAGCAATCAAACTGTACTACTTCTCCGGAGTCTGAGTAGACTGCGCCTGCAGAAATTTGTAGCAATTTGTTTAGGATAGCCGCCGCATTTACGCCCGATACTTCTTCACCCGCCGCTATCATCAGGGCTTGCTTCTTCATCTGTTGATAGTAGCGCTCCTGTTGTTTGGTAAGTGGTATCTCTCGGGTTTCGTATGTCATCTCCGGAAGGTCAAGGCACTCTTTCTTGGTGAAACGGATTGCGGGTTGTAGGGCATCGTGCACTATGGCACTAGCGTTTTCCCTAGGTAGCCATCGAAACTGTGACACTTTCCACATGACCCTATCCCGCCATGAACCGGAAAACTTAGGTACTCGGTCAGGGCATACGAGTTTAGCCAATCCGTATGCGTCTTCAGGAGACTGAGATGCGGGTGTGCCTGTCAGCATCCATAGCCATCGCTCAGATGCAATAAGTTTTTGCATGACTTTGAATCGCTTGGTGCTTACATTCTTATAGGCATTCGCCTCATCAATTACTATGAGGTCAAACTCGTTT